TCCGAGCCTTAAAACGCTCCGGCAATGAAGTCCACAACTTCAACCTCTCCGACCGAATCACCTTCACCGAAAACGCCATCCGAGGCAAAGTCCCCGAAACAGAAAAAGGACACATCGCCGCCCGAATGGTCGGCGAACAACTACGCGCCACCTGCTTCGACTTCTGGCCCGACCTCGTCATCATCACCTCCGCCTTCCTCGTCCCACCCGAAACCTTCGACATCATCCGGAGTCGAGGAATCCGAATCGCCGTCATCCTCACAGAATCCCCCTACGAGGACCCTTCACAACAGCCCATCGCCGCTAGGGCCGACGCCGCATTCATCAACGACCCAACCAACCTCGACACATTCCGCCAAACCCAACCCCACACCTGGTACATCCCCCAGGCATACGACCCCGAAATCCATTACCGCCACCCAGTGTCCGACGATCTCCGAGCCGACTTCGGATGGGTAGGAACCGCCTTCCCCTCTCGAATCAACTTCTTCGAACAAGTTGACTGGACCGGAATCGACGTCGCCTTCGCCGGAAACTGGCAGGCACTCGACGACGACTCACCACTCCAACAGTTCCTCATCCACGAACAATCCGGCTGTTTCCCCAACGAACACACAGTGGAGCTGTATTCCTCAGTTCATGCCTCAGCGAACCTTTACCGCAAGGAAGGCGCCGCCGGCCATGACCAAGGCTGGGCAATGGGTCCACGCGAAGTGGAACTAGCCGCCACAGGAACTTTCTTCCTCCGAGAACCCCGCCCCGAATCCGACCAAATTCTTTCCATGTTGCCCACCTTCGAAACACCCGAAGAGTTCGGAGAGAAACTACGATGGTGGCTGAACCATCCGGCAGAACGGCAAACAGTCGCACTCGAGGCACGAAACGCAATCGCCACCCGAACTTTCGACAATAATGTCCGGCATCTGCTGGAATGTGTAGCAGCTCTCCCGACCATCCCGACGTGACCGGAGAACCCCAGACCCCACCAACTCCCCAAGGAGAAACCAATGGCACGTCGCCACGGCCGCAATGGTCGCCTCTACCTCGGAATCGCTACCTCGGCAGCGAATCCTTCATCCGTCGCATTCCTTAAGCAGTGGTCAGCAGAGTTCGCTGTCGACACCGCTGAAGTCACCTCATTCGGCGACACAAACAAGGTCTATGTTTCGGGCCTTCCTGACGCTCAGGGCAGCTTCTCCGGCTACTTCGACGACGCAACCGCTCAGTCCTACACCGCCGCTGTCGATGGTGACGCCCGCAAGTTCTACCTTTACCCAGACATCACCAACGCTCCGAACGTCTACTGGTACGGAACCGGCTTCTTCGACTTCTCAGTCGATTCACCGGTCGACGGCCCAATCACCGTTTCGGGCAGCTGGCGCGCAGCTAGCACCATCGCCAAGAACGGCTAGTGGCTTTACCGGCTGGGGTCTACATCAGCAATCTGGCCGAGGTCCGGAAGTATCTGAGAAAGATACATCCGGACCTCGTCCCGGTACTACGCGAAGACCTCAAAGCCGCCATCATCGTCAACACCCTTCCGGCCATTATGCAAAGGGTCCCCAAGATTTCCGGACGCGCCCAGTTCACTTTGAAAGCAAGGGCAGGCGGAAACACCCTCTACGTTGTAGCCGGCGGCAAGTCATCCTTCGCTCCATACTTTGGGTGGCTGGACTTTGGTGGCACACTTAGAAACCGTGGCCCTGGCAGAAACCAAACAATCGTCCGACCGATCGTGAAGTATGGACGCTACGTCTACCCAGGTATCAGACAGACACAAGACCGACTCGTCGAGGCCGCTGGCCGAGCAGTCGACAAAGCAGTTCAATCCGCCCTCAGATAAAGGACAGCCCGACCATGTTCGCAAAATACAAAATCACATTCGAAGACGGAACCGACCTTCAAGCCTCAGGGCGTAAGGCCGACGCCATCCGTTTCGAACGTCAATTCAAAATCCCAGTGGCCGCCATGTTCTCCGAAGAAGGTGTCCGCCAGGAACATCTGTGGTTCTTCGGATGGTGTGCAGCGAAACGAGTCAACCCAGACATCGTCTCTTTCGATGATTGGATTGAAACCGTCGAATCGGTGGACATTGTGACGGTAGAGGAAGAAGAGCCAACCCCTACGGACCCGAGTTCTTCACCCTCGCTGTAGCAGCGCTGGCGATTGACTCGGGTATCTCAATGTCCGTACTTTTAGAGGAACCCGACCACTACCTCGACGCAATGTTCGAAGTTCAAACAAGACGCAGAGAATCCGCCGAATACGGTCCGGACGCTAAGCGTTGGGACGAGTGAGGCCCAGATGGCTGTTGGTGACAAAAGCGGAGTCAGAGTTGCCATTGTCGGCGATTCCTCACAACTCGCTCGAGAACTTCAAAAAGCGGAAGGCAAAATCGCTGGATTCGGCGAGAACGCTAGGAAGTCTGGCGACGTCCTCCGAACTGCCCTCTTCGGTGGCGCTGTTCTCTTTGGCGCTCAAAAACTAGTCAAAGCGGCCGGCGATCTAGAACAGTCCATCGGCGGAACAGCTGCTGTCTTTGGTAGCGCTGCTGGCAGTGTCGACGAATTCGCAAAAAGTGCCGCCGACGTTGTTGGTTTGTCGGAGAACGCTGCTCGAGTCTTGACCTCTCGCCTTGGCGCTTCTTTGAAGGGTGCTGGGCTTTCAGCGGAAGAGGCAGCGAACCAATCTATTTTCTTGACCAAGACTGGCGCCGATTTGGCGGCCACTCTTGGCGGCAACACCAACGACGCTGTCTCTGCTTTGGGATCGGCTCTTCGAGGCGAGTTCGATCCGTTGGAGCGTTTCGGTATTGCTCTAAAGGCTTCTGAGATCAACGCCAAAGCTGTTTCGATGGGCTTGGCAAAATCTGAATCGTCTGTCGACGCGTACGCGAAAGGCCAAGCAACTTTGGCTCTTGTCACGGAACGCTCAGCATTCGCCCAGGGACAGTTTGCGAAAGAAGCCGACACTGCCCAAGGCCAGCAGCAAAGAGCAGCAGCCGCCATGGAAGACACTTCAGCGGCTCTCGGCAAATCACTTCTTCCCATCTACACCCAAATCCAAAAAACAATCACCTTGGTGGCAGAGGCTTTCACCATGCTCCCCGGTCCTGTCCAAACCGGTCTGATCGGTTTGACAGGGGTGGCGTTGATTGGTCCGAAACTGGTGGCCGGTTTCACAGCAGCTTCGGCGGCAGTGAAAGCCGCTGGAACAGCCATGGCCGACACGGCAGTCAAAGCAATCAGCACACAAGGCGCCATAGCGTCCATGAACATTTCAACCAGTGCAGCTTCTGGTGGCGCTGCCGCCGCTGCCGGCGGAATGTCTCTTCTAGGACCAGCAGTGTTGGCCGTCGGAGCTGCCGCTGTTATCGGCGGACTCGCCTACAAGGCCTATTCAGACGAACAAGCGGCAGTGAAAAAAGACATCGACGCCCTCATCCCCACCTTCAATGAACTCAATGGGGCAATGACGGCCAACACCCAAACAACCGTCGGCGCCATCCTGGCATCCAAAAACCAAATCGACAATTTGAACAAAGCCGGCATCACTGTCGCCCAGTTCTCCGACGTTATCGACGACAACCGAGATTCTTTGGTGGAACAGGGATTTGTCGAAGCAACTTTGCAACTTCAAATGGAAGGTGTGACAGGAGCAACCGAGGACAGAATCAAAACAATTCGAGAAGCCGGTGGCGCTCAAAACGAACTCATCGCCCGCCTTATCGAAACTGGCGCCGCCGACAAAGGCCTCATCGAAACCCTCTACAACAGTATCGACGCCTACAACCAGCAGCAGGAAGTCATCCGACAGCTCAACATTCAAAAGGGTTTGAACGAAAACAAATCCTTAGATCAGGCCACAGCGGAAGCGGATTTGAAAGTCCAACTCGACGCTGTCGCCGAGTCATTGAAAGAGCAATATGACGCTTTGAAAGATGTTTACGACCTGAACATCAGCAACACAGAAGCCCAGATCGCTACTCGAGAGGCGTTGGTGGAATACAACAAGAGCCTTTCTGATGGTTCTTTGACAGCCGACGAGCGCACCAAAAAAGAATTGGCTTTGGAGAAAGCCATCCTGAAGGAAGCGGAAGCTGCTGTCGCCGCCGCTGAAGCCCAAGCATTACTTGAAGGAAAGACTTTGGCGGCAGGCGAAGGCCACATGATCCAGTCGCAAAAGTTGAAAGACTTGGCTGCTACTTTGGCTCCAGATAGTCCACTACGGAAACGTATTGAAGACATGTCGTTGCAGCTCTTCCTCCTGGGCCTTCAAAATCCGCAAATCAAAATTCGCATCGAAGCCGAAGTTTCCCTCTCAAACGCAAAAAGCAAACTCATCCAACAATTACAGGCCCAAGGGATCATCCTCACAGCCGGCGAATTCACTGCCCTGTTCGGCGAAATGTGGACTGGCGGCTCAGTCGATGCCGGCAGCCCATACATCGTCGGCGAGAAAGGCCCAGAACTCTTCGTCCCCTCCGGATACGGAAAGATTGTTGACGCCTTCTCCACCAACAAAGCGCTCCTCTCCAACGCTGGCGGAGGAATGGGTGGCAGTGGGCAACCGATCAACATCACCATCAACACTGTCGCAGGCGACCCAATCGCAATCGAAACCATCGTCGTTGATGCTTTGTCTCGAGCGAATCGTCGAGGGGTAACAGGACTCACACCATGAGTTTCTCCACCGATATGCCCACCCTCGAGGTGCTGTTCGCTCCGTCTGTCGTTGGGGCTGATGTTGGCGACAGATTTATCCTCAACCTCTCACTTTTAGACACAGGCACTTTGGGTGATGGCGCATTTTTTTATGACATCACCGAATTTGTGCGGAACTTCAACACGTCTCGAGGCCGTCGACGTGAACTAGAGCGATTCACAACTGGAACCGCCCAAATCATTCTTGACAATCGTGACCGACGATTCGACCCGACAAACACTGCGTCTCCTTATTACAACGCAACAGTCGGGGTTACAGGCATTGTTCCAGCGATTCCTGTGGTGATCCGTGCGACATGGGAGGGCACTCAATATCCGGTTTTCCGTGGTTTCATTGACTCATGGAAATTTGATTATTCCGACGCCGGTATCGGTGACGCGACCGCAACTATCACTTGTTCAGACGCTTTTAAAGTGCTGTCAAATGTTGTCGGTGGTTTGCCATCTGTCACAACGATCACAAGTTCCGGAACAGGCGTTCTCGACGTTGCAGTTTCTACACCATCAGATGGTGGTGGATTTGGGATCAGTTCGATTGAAGTTGTTGACGAAACAACTACCGGGAACGTGAATGTGACTTCAAGTGTTGAGACAACCCCGATTATCGGATCTGCTGGCGATCTTGCTGGCGCAAGAATCAACACGATCTTGGACGCTATTTCTTGGCCCCAAAACTTGCGAGCAATCGACACTGGAGAGACAAGGCTTGAAGTTCAAAACGCCACAAAAACTGTTTTAGAACTTGTCAATGAGGCAGCCCAAACTGACGTCGGCGCCATCTATGTTGAAAGAGATGGAACAATCGTATTCGACGATCGAACATCCATCATCTCTGAGGATCGTTGCATCACTTCTCAAGCCACATTCGATGCAACAACAAAATCAAACCAATTTTCGGATGTGAATATCGCATACGACGATGATCTCATTTACAACATTGTCAGAGTGAATAGGAAAACCACTTCAGCGTCTTCAGGGGATTCTTTAATCGGAACGACAGTCACTATCGGTAACGCTGAGTCTCAGTCTCTTTATGGGGCAAGAACTTTAGATTTGGAACTTCCCATCCCGTCAACAGTTGGCTCGGATACTTCTTATGGGCAGTCGACAATAAATAGCATGGCCCTGTTTCTTGCCTCGCAATATGCGAATCCGGAGCTCCGCCCTGATTCCATTACATTTAAACCTCGACGAGATCCTGTGGCTTTGTGGCCTCAAGTATTGGGACGACGGCTTCGCGACCGAATCACTGTAAAGTTTGCTGTCCCTGGTGGCGGCTCACCTGTGGAACGTGATTGTTTCGTTGCTGAGGTTCAGCATTCAGGTTCGCCAGCGGATTGGACAACTCGTTTCGGGTTATCATCTGCCACATTCTTCACCGGCTTCTTCATTCTCGACAACACCGGATTTGGTGTCCTAGACACCAACAAACTGTCTTTCTAGGAGACTCTCATGGGTTCAGGATTCAAAACTTTCACCGCTGGCGCGGTATTAACTGCATCAGATGTCAACAACTATCTGATGGAGCAAGGCGTCATGTATTTTGCGACGACCGGAGCTCGTGATACCGCTATTACTTCACCCGAAGATGGCATGGTTGCCTACATCGGAAGCAATGATTCCAGCGAGGGTCTCTACACCTACAACGGAACCTCCTGGCGTAAAGGCCCAGGCTGGAACGCGCCGTGGGGTTTTCTTGCCACAAGCGCGAACACCGGAAGCGTGACGACTGGAACACACACGACTTTCCAAGATGGCTCTGTGCCGATGACGCTTACCGCCACGACTATTACAAATCGCAGATACAAAATCACGATGGATCATCAGCACTACGCCTCCGGCGGTACGAATGGTGTTCAGCGGAGGCTGCAGGTGGGTGGCGCAACTCAAAGAGAGTATTTTCATTTAGGACAGACCGTGTTGCTCCTCAATTCCGCAACCAATGTCGGCTACTGGAACGAAACGTCTGGGCAATCGCGAATCTTCAAGGTACAGATTGCGGCCTACAACACAAATACAGCAGTCAACGACAACAACTTTGTCTTGACAGTCGAAGACATCGGCCCCTCAGGCGCACCGGCCTGATGATGGACACCGAACCAACTATCCCGGATCCTGACGCTGCCGGCCTCATTCCTTACTTCGACGCCCCAGTAGACGAACCAAACCCTGACGATCGGGAAGTCCAGTGACGACTGCTCAGCAGGTTCTCGACTTCGAAGGCGCGCGCCTTGGTGATGGTGGCGACGAGACATGGGCTTGGTATCCGTTGGCTCGAGGGACCGCTTGGTGTATGGCGTTCCAATCCATGGCGCTTTCCGAATGCGGCATCCCCACAAAATGGGCTTGGGTGTCCGCCTGCTTCGACGAATACCGTCGACAGGGTCGCAACTCCTACGACATTCGCACAGCCCAACCAGGCGACCTTGTCGCCTTCGAATGGGGTTCCACACCTGGCGGCTATGACCATGTCGCCATGATTATCGGCCTCACCGAAACCGGCGCATGGACCCGAAACGGCAATGTCAGCGGCTCAAAAGTCGCCGACCTGTGGTTTCCGTTCGATGGTGGTGGCATGGCCGAGATTGCTAGGCCACCATATTCGACAGCTCCTACACCGACTCCCACCAACGCAAAGGACCGGGATATGTTCCACCTCATCAACACAGACGGCCGAGACGAATTCATCGCCCTCACAGAAGGCGGACAGGTTGTGTCCTGTTGGTCCGGAACCCCTGGTGGTGTCATCGGTCCTTGGATGGAACTGAAGCCTGGCATTGCCGGATCCAACCTTGTCGCCGAGAAAGCCCCTGACGGCCGCCTCTGTGTCACCCTCGCCGCCTATGGCGAACTCTACGGATCATTTCAAGCAGCGCCCTCGACTGGCCCTTGGTGTGACTGGTTCAAAGTCAACGACCTCCGCCGCCTCGGCAACTAACCGGCAGGGGTGTTCATGTCATGCAGTGGGAACCGATCATCGCCGCGTCCGTCACCGGACTTTTAGCCTTCGCCGGAGTCATTTGGCAGTCACGGAAAACCCGTCGAATCAACACCGACGAACACTCCGAGAACTCCCGGAAACTCGACCGCATCGAAAAGAAGGTTGACTCCACAGCCGAGAGAGTCGAAACTGTCTCCGACCGGCTTGACGACCATATCGTCCTGCACCGCATGACAACCCGAACCCCATGGTGGCGTAAATGACATTTGCCGACGACGTCCGAGAAGAAACCCGAACCTCCGGAATCGAATGTCGACTCTGTGTTCTACTGAAAAACATGGACACAAAAACCCGTGGCGAAGTCAACGAAGTCCTCGCCGACCAGTCCTGGAACGCAGAGGCAATCTCTAGGGCAATGAAGCGGAGAGGATGGGAGATCCGTGGCGACTCAATCCGAAAACACCGACGAAACTGCCTCGTTCGCTGACGAAGTAGCGGCAGGATCACGGCCCCGACGAAACCATCCGCAAGGCTGGGAACCAGGCGTCGCATGGAACGGTCGAGAAGGAACCCTCACCACCCCACCCCTCGAGGCCGACCCGACAACAGGCGTTTGGTCTGAACTCGTCGCCGACTGGGGCTTGGATCCGCTCACCACTGAAGTGGTCGAAGGATCGGTCCAAGTCCGAGCGTGGGACACTCATGACGGCAGGCGGCTTCGCTACTACCGGGCGACATTGCGCGCGCGTGAACTGGACTATGACCGACCTGATGTGGACGCCCTCTGCCGCCTAGTGGAGAAGAGGCGCCCTGTGAAGCCTCTGAAAGGCCCTGAGAGGCCCGACCGAGCGTTGGTCGTCCTCATAGCCGACTGGCAGCTCGGAAAGGCTGGGGAGCCAAATGGCGGCACCCCCGAAACCGTAGAAAGAATCTGCCGCACCCTCGACTATCTGCCAGCCCGAATCAAAGAACTCAAAAAAGCAGGCCGACCCGTCGACACTGTCTACCTCGTCGGCCTCGGCGATCTAGTGGAGCAATGCACCGGCCACTACCCCGGCCAAACCTTCAACGTCGACTTGGACAGGCGTGAACAAATGCGCCTCGCCCGCCGACTCATCCTCCGAGCAGTCGACAACGTCCTCGGCCTCACCCCACGGATCGTCCTGGCGGCTGTTCCTGGCAACCATGGCGAAAACCGATTGAACGGAAAATCTTTCACCCGCACCACCGACAACGACGATTTGGCTGTGGTGGAACAGGTTGCCGAAATCCTCCAGGCGAACGAGGAACGCTACGGCAGCTGCACCACCGTCCTCGCCTCAGGAAACAACCTGGTCCTCAACATCGCCGGAATCCCAGTCGCCTTCGCCCACGGCCACAAAGCCGGCGCCTCCGGCCATCCAGCCGCCAAACTTGAGAACTGGTGGAAAGGACAGGTTATGGGGCGCCAGCCAATCGCCGACGCCGACATCCTCATCACCGGCCACTACCACCACTTCATCTGTTCGGAGACTTCTGGCCGGACGTTTATGCAGGCACCCGCGATGGATGGTGGCTCTTCATGGTGGACTGACATGAGCGGCCAAAACTCACCCGCTGGACTTCTCACCCTCGGCATCGGGACCGGCTACGGACCTCGAGGCTGGGGCGACCTACACATCCACTCCGCATAAGGACCCGACATGGAAGAACCCGAAGTCGACGAATACTTCGACGCCGCCTGGCCCTCAATCCTCCTCGACGGCTTCGCCCTCGTCCATGGCGACCGTGGGCGCGCGTACGGACCGCCCTGGGAGGATTACCAACGCGTCACCAACCTCTTCAACTCGCTTTGGGGTGACGATGTCATCGACGTCAACGCCGGCATTCTCTTCATGATCTGTATGAAGCTCGGAAGGATTGCGCGTGGACTCGAAGAAGGCTTCAACGCCGAACA